AAGCATATATTTGATGCTAGGGATAGTGGCTCTGATGGTATTAGAATAATGGCATCGAATCCTTCTAAGCTTGAATATCAATTAAATGATGATTCAGATAATATTACTTCAACAGTTGGATATGACTCAACTTGGGTAAGGGCAGTTTTTACATATGACGGCACAACTCAAAAAATCTATATAAATGGAATATTAGATACATCTTTAACAGTATCAGAAACAATAGCAACTACTACAAACGCATTTATAGGAGCTAGAAATTTTACTTCTGCTACTAATTATTTTGATGGCAAGTTATCTGATTTTCAAGCATGGGATACAGCATGGACTCAATCTGATGTGACCTTTGACTATCTTAATCCTGAATCTTTAGCATTAAATAATGGTGGTACTTCACTTACAGAGTCTAATCTAAAACTCTGGTATCCTATGCAAGATGGACATAGAGGGCAACAATCTTATATACTTGATGGAGCTAATACAGGGTTGGGAAGTGAAGAAATAGTAACTGGATGGAATAACAATGACTTTACTTCGCTAAGTTCAACTGGAACAAATATTACATCAGCTGTAAGTAATGGTTCTGCAAATCATGAGTTGTATAGTAATGCTATAAATATGACATCTGGAGATACATTTAAAGTAACATTTACTTTAGGTGGAACGACTGGTTCTGCTTTAAGATTTTATTTAAGTACAAATACTCATTTAGGAAGTGCAGATTATGTAACTGATACGCTATCTACTGGAACTCATACATTTTATATAAATAGTAATACAACAGACTCTACGATGTTTTTTGGGTTTCGCAGTACTTACCAAGTTTGTGATTTTTCTGTATCAAATTTTTCAGCCAAACGAGTAAACCACAAACATCATGCAACTACTGTGTTTACTGGTGATGAGTTGGCGTCTGAAGGTGATTTTGAAAACGCTGGTGCTGCTTGGTCTACTTCAGGTAGTACAATTACAGCAACAAAAAACACTGGTGCTTTTGTGTCTACAGGTGACGCTGATGGTGGTTTTAGTAAATGTTTACAGGATGAAACTTTAATAGAAGGAAGAACTTATAAGTTAGAATTTGAGGTAACAGCAGTTACAGGGAGTCCATCTGTTCATAATTATTGTGGTGCTTTAACAAAATCTTTAGGACAAGCATCTATTTCAACATTTACTGATACTTTTGTAGCTAGTTCATCTGATGCATCTACAGGTGGAATTGAGGTAAGAACTATTTGTGCTAATGGTGAATCTGTAACTATAGATAATATATCTTTTAAAGAAGTAGGTGTAGCATCAGGCTGGACAGATGCAGACCAACAATTAGATATAGCTCAGACAGCATTGCAATCTTATAATCAATTAGCTTGGTTTGATGGTAAAAATGATAGAGTAATATGTAACGATGGGTTTACTCCTGGTGACCATACTACTGTTGCTTTTTGGGTTTATATGAATGGTGCAGACGGGGAAACTAGAGGATTATTTGATTGTATAAATTGGAACACTTCTAATTTTAGGATACAAGCTAATGCAAATAATAAATTAACAGTTCAAATTGCGTCTAGTGGAACTACTACATCATATAATTCTGAGATGACTAATATGACTAGAGGCGAATGGATACATTGTGTAGTGCACATTCCTAAAGCAGCAAGTTCTACTGGGAGTTTGTATGTAAATGGAGAACAAGATACTTATTCAACAACAACTACTATGGTCCCATCCTCACGAGATATTAATATAGGTTATGGTGGTGGATTAACCCAATCATACTTAAATGGAGTTATAACTGAAGTTTCAGTATGGAATACAACTCTTTCTTCGGCTGATGTTCAAGAATTATACAATAATGGCAAAGGATTAAATGTTAAAGAACATTCTAAATATATTGCTAATAATAGTCTTTTAACAGGTTATTGGAGAAATAATGGATTAGCACAATGGGATGATTTAGCTGGAAGTAATCATGGCGTAATTAGTGGAAGTTGTTCAGAAACTCTATTACTCCCAGTAGGAGTAGATGCTTCTAGAGATACTCAAGGTTTCATAATGAATAGACAAAGACTTACTAATAGTTTTAATAGTAATTCTATAAAAGATGTAAACACTCACCCTTCTTACAATAAAGTACAAACTCATCCACTTTACACAGGAAGTGCTGTAACAAATTATAGTATTTCTTTTTGGACGAAAATTCATATAAAACCAAGTGATTTTTTATCTTCTGGTGAGGCATTTCATATATTTGATACAACAGTATCAAATGCAGAAAGAGCCTTTAAAATAAATTTAAATCACAATAACACATTATATTTATATTCATTTTATGGCAGTTCATCTAATGAATCTGTATATGCAGATTATGATTTAGACAATCTAGGAAATGCTATACAAAGTCCTCCTACAACTACTTCTGCTGGTATAGGTGAGGCATTTGACGAAAATAAATGGTATCATGTTACTTTTACATTTGACCATGATAGGACTACAGGTAGTGTTGGTTCTAAATCAGATAATACAAATACTGAAAGCCATAATTTTACACCTATAAAGTTATATATTAATGGTATACAAGTATCATCAGAAGGAAGGGAAGGTACTACTAATTCAGCAATGACTACAGCACGTTCTATGCAGAATACAAATGCACCGTTAATAGTAGGTTCAGATGCGGGTGCAGATGGCAATCCAGCAGTATCAACAGCTTTCAGAGATTTTCCAGGTGAGATAGATGATGCATGTTTTTATTCAGATACATTGACAGATGAAGAAGTATTAAGAAATTATAAAGCAGGTAAAAGGAGTCACAGATAATGGCACATTATGAAATGTATTTTTGTTTACCTAGCAGTGCATATGATAGTGCTGTTGGGACTAAAATTAAAGCACTATATCCAATAGTAGAATCAATAGATGAGGATACTGGAGAAATAACATATAAATCAGCTCCTACATGGCATGAAATAATTTTTGCAGGTAAAGTAGGTGCTCCACGATATTCACATGACAGGGCATATTGCATTATTAAAGGTGAATGGTCTATGAAGGATGGTGTATTATCAGAATTAGTAGCACTAGGTTCAGGCGTTGCATATCCAAACTTTAGTGTATTAACCAAGTCTGAAGCTCAGACATTAGCAAGTAGTTCAACCTTTACAGGAGAATAATATGAGTGATACTATTGAATCATTAAATGCTAGTTTAGTTGATGCTGAAGAAAAACTTAATACTGCAATTGCTGATATGGAAAAATATACTCAATTAAAATTTTCAATAATGGGTAAAATAGAATTATTGCAATCTATGGAGTCTTAAAATGGCAAAAAAAAGCACAGTAAATAAAGCAGGCAATTATACAAAACCAGGAATGCGAAAGCGTTTATTTCAAAGTATAAAAGCTGGTTCTAAAGGTGGACCTCCAGGAGTATGGTCAGCTCGTAAAGCACAGCTTCTTGCTAAACGATATAAATCATCTGGCGGTGGATACAAAAAAGATGGTGGTATAGTTAGACCTAAATATGCTAGTGGAGGTAAAACAGAATCTCAAAGGTCTCTTGACCAATGGACATCAGAAGAATGGGATAATGTTTCAGGTAAAAAAGGAGATAGATATCTTCCTAAAAAAGTTCGCGAAGGAATGAGCTCAGGACAAAAAGCTGCAGAGAATAGAAAAAAAAGACAAGCTACTAAATCTGGTAAAGTAAAGGCTAAATATTCAGATAGTTTAAAAAAGAGTATGCGCAGCAAAGGCGTATATTTAAAAGGCGGAAAATTAGAAGGCCCATCGCATAAAGAAGGTGGTATTCCTATAGAGGTAGAAGGTGGTGAATATATCATTAAAAAGGATTCGGTAAATGATAAAACATTGCCTATATTACAAGAGATAAATAACACAGGTCAATACACAGGTGCTGATAAAAATTACGACTTTCCTGTTTTTGACGCTAGAGAAAGGTCAGAAAAAAAATGAAAAAAGATGATATGATGAAAAACGTAAAAAAATATGCAGCTGGCGGAATGACTGATGGCAGAGAAAGAAGCGAACAGATGTATGCAGGTGGTGGTAAAACAGGTTATAACAAAATTGGAATGATGAAGCATGGCGGCATGTATGGTGAGAAGAAGATGATGCATGGTGGCGTTATGATGGAAGATAAAAAAATGATGGGTCATGGTGGTAAGATGAAAGATAAGATGATGTATAAACATGGTGGTAAAACTATGAAGCCAGTTGATTCATCTAAAAATCCAGGTCTTGCAAAATTGCCAAAAGAAGTTAGAAATAAAATGGGATATATGAAACACGGTGGCAGTGCTGTTAAAATGAAAGCCCATTCAAAAGGCCATTCTAAGGCTCATATGGACTCAATGAAGAAAGATATGCATAAAGGTGATAGTTTTGGTGCAGCTCATAAAAAAGCTATGAAAAAGGTAGGAAAATAAATATGGCTAGTAGATATTGGAAAAGAAATGACAAAGGAGAACTTGTAGAGTTTTTTCCTAATCAAACAAGTTTTGCAGATGGCCCTGTTAGTAATCATGTAAATATGAGAAAGACTTGGAGTGGTACAACTAAAATAGAATTTAGTCAAACCACTATGGACCAAGATATAGCAGATAGGAATAGAGGTTAATGGCATTAGCGACGTTTGAACAAAGAATTAATGATTTAGTTGGCACATTTACAGATGAAAATGCAATGGATACATTTTTATTAGATGGATTAAAAGAAGTTTTAAGTATTTTACCTGCTAATAAATTAGCTGAATGCACTAAAGCAACTACATTAAATAATTCTTCACAAACTTTAGATTTAGATACTACTACTATAGGTCCTGTGGTGTCTGTAGTTAGAAAAGATACAAATGGATATAACCAAATATGCAGACCTATATCTTCTGCTTTGTCTTCAAGGGTAACTGACCCTAGTGATATTATGCATTCTACTGCATCTGACCCTGTTTATTTTATTAATGATGCAGTTTTAAATGTCTATCCAGACCCTACTGCTTCTCAGACTGCAGATATTTATCATGTTCCATTGCCAACTCATGTTTCTCATGATGATTCTGATATTGATAATTTTCCACATGAATATGAACAAATTGTAGTATTATATGCAGCAATAAAATGTGCACAGTCATTACTTGCAACAGAAGAAGATGATGAGCTCTATGTACCTATTATAACGACCTTAAAGCAGGATTATGCGCAAGCTTTAAATCTTTTAGGGGTAGGGGCTCGAGCACCAAGGGGAACAGGCCAGAAACGTCGTAATCCATTTGAAGCGTTAGAGAATATTCAACAAGGTGGTGAAGAATGAAAGTAAAAGATTTAATACAGCAAGTAGAATATCTTATGGGTAGACAACCAGAAAGATATATGATGCAGTTAATTAATGATGGATTGATGGATATGTCAGGGAAGATACAGCATCATACTGCACAGAAAAAACAAAATTTAAATTCAAAACAAAGGTGGTATCCTTTAGATGACAATGTTATCGATATCACAAGAGTAGAAATTTTAGATACAGATAATAGATATGTGATGATACCTAAATTGGCTGACCCACATAAATTATTAAAAGACGATTCAGATGATTCATCTGATTCATTAACATAGGAGTAAAAAATGGCAAGTACAGTGACAGCCTCAACAATGACAGTTACGATATCTGAGTCTATTACATTGAATGGAAAAAATCAAGGTGGAACACAAACATTATCAATACCTTCAATTGCTACAGTTTCTAAACGAATTGTAAATGTTCCTACTTCAGAAGTAGAAATTGCAGCCATGGGTTCAGATGTTGCGTCTGGAACTTTTGTTCAAGGAGATGTTCGTTATATAAGAATAACAAATTTAGACGATGCAAATAATGTTTTTTTAACATTTAAAAATTCAGCTAATGATGAATTTGCTGTATTATTAGATTATGGACAATCATTTATTTATAATTCTAATTTTGATGGCGGAGTTGTAAATACTTTTGATGCTAACACCGCAGGTGAAGTAAGTAAAGATAATTTAGGAACTCTTTCTAATATTACTGCTCAAGCAGACACAGGTGCAGTAGATTTAGAATTATTTGTTGCATCAGTATAGGAGATTAAATGGCTAAGAGAGATTTCCCAAATGATTATTTTGCATGGTATAATGACGATGATAGACTAGGTGTATTGTGTCAAGTAGTATCAAATGATGTAAGCGATACTACGCAAACAGTTCAAGATAAATATGATACATATACAGGCACTAGTGTAACAAATGGCCTGAGAATACATTTTCATGCAAAGTATGGTCAAGTATCACAATTAACAGATGATTTAAGAACTGATTCTGGTGTAGACACATCTTTACATCCAGCGATTATAGATTATGTTAAATCAAGATTGCTTGAAGATATGGGAGATTTACAGCGAGCAGCATACTATAAATCAAAGTATGAGCGTACGATAAAACAATATCCACATCGAAAAAGTGGCATTAGGGTATTATCAGTACCAAAATTATAAAACAGGGGATACGATGTCTAATAAAGATAAGTTAGCTAGCACACATAAACAGCTAGAAGATGTGATGAGCAAACGAGAGTCGTTGCAGTCAGAAATCAATGATATGACTGTATTGGCATTAAAGCTACAAGGAGCCATTGAAGTCCTTGAAGAGCTTGAAAAAGAATCAGAAACAAAGGAGGAAGAATAGTGCTTGATACACTAAAGACTTCATGTTGTGGCTTAGGCGGCCTAGCTCTAACATTTATGGAAGCAATTCCAGATGTACTTAGAGTACTAATCGCTGCGGTTACACTTGCCTATATGGTAATGAAGTTACGCAAAGAAATGAAATAAATGGCTAGAAAGTCAAAGGGGGTGGTAAAACGTGCAATTGTCACCCCCGACAAACATTTTCCTTTGGCTGATATGTCAGCAATTAGCTGCTTAAAACAGGCAATCGAAATAGTCAAACCAGATATATATATAGATTTAGGAGATGTTGGGGAATGGCACGGAGCATCTCATTGGCAATGGAAAAGGAAGAAACGTCCTCCACTAGAGTATCAATTACCTTTTATTGACCAAGATATAGCAGAGGTAAATGCAGGGATGGACTGGATAGATGAATCGTTAGACAAAGTAAATTGTAAAACGAAACACATGATAGAAGGTAATCATGATGATTGGATGAACAAGTTTGTAGATGAACATCCATTTTTAAAAGGATATAGGTTTAAGGAATGCGTAAAATTAAAAGAAAGAGGCTACAAGTATCATCCTGCGGGCAAGTATCTCAAGATTGGGAAACTACATTTTTACCATGGCCATCATTTCGCGGGAACTCATCATACACGAAATCATCTAATGCGGTTAGGTGCAAATGTAATGTACGGACATCACCACGATTTACAGCAAGCGTCAGTAACGCACATGGATGGGGTGAAGTCAGCATGGAGTATTGGATGCCTCAAAGACATGAGCGAAGAGCAAAATGAGTGGCTGGGTGGTAGAAGAATTAATTGGTCTCATGCTTTTGCTATTGTTGATTTTTTTGCAAAAGGTCATTTCACAGTCCACGTTATACAAATCATTGATGGCGAAACGTCATTGTGGGGAGAGTTAATTAAAGGATGAGTAGTTGGTTAATAGGATTTTGTTTCTTTATTATTTTTGCTATTTATGTAGCAAGTATAATAAGTGAAATTAAAAGGAAGAAGTAATAATGGAGATGTTTGATTTACTTGAACGCTTTGGGTTGCCAGTTATGATGGTTATAGCTCTTGGTTTATACGCAAAATCTCAAACGGCTTGGATTCAAGATGAATTACAGAAAGAGCTAAGAGAATCTTTTGAAAGGCTTGAAGGGATAACTATAAAGCTAATAGACGCCCAAAAACAGTCTTTAATGGAAACAAAAGAGATTAAGGCTAGTTATCATGCTATCGTAGAAATACTTGCTAGTTTAAGCGGAAATGGACTTAAAGAAAAATTTGTAACAAAAAAGAGAAGAAATAACAATGAATGGTAAAGGTGACAAACAAAGAGTTAGATGGTCAAAAGATTTTGCCAAAAGATTTAATTTAATATTTAACAACAAGGAGAAAAAAACTCATGGTAGACATGATAATAGCTTACTTAAAAAGTAATAAAGAAGAAATTGTAGATGGAATTAACAAAAAAGTAAACATTCCTCTAGTCTCAGAAGCTAAAGAAGAAGATATATTTGATTCTTTGTTTGATGCTGTAATGGAAGTATTAGAAGCAGTATTAAGTAAAAAGAAGTAAATGCCCAAAAAAGCCTATAAAATAGAAGACTTCTCAGGAGGAATCAATCAACTAGCAGACCCAAGAGATATTGAAGACAATCAGTTTGAAGAACTGTTTAATGCTGATGTTTCTCGTATTGGTAGGATTACATTGCCTGGTAATGCATTAGAGCCTTATCAAACAACAAATGTTAAAAATACTGTAGTGTCTCCTAATAATACAAACGAATTTAGTATTTTAAATACTAATCAAGGATTAACTCCTGGATATGGATTGTTTTCATTTAGTCATGATTTCAATATGCGAGGAATAACAGGAAGCGCAAATAAAGAGCAATCAACTGATTTTCTTTGTATTAACGATGGAGCGCATATTGACATATGGGATTCTTGTCATATATCTGCTTTAGGAATGCCTTTTTGGATAAATAGTGCTATTAAGTTAGGTGAGGCACATACAAGTTCTAATGAATCAAAAATAAAACCTACATATTATATGGCAGGTAATGGTTTAAGAGCGTGCGATGGAAGTTTTAATGAATTAAACAGTGGAGCAACTTTAGGAGCTGGACATTCAAACTCTACAACAGAATTAATGGTTCAAAATGCCAGTGGAGTAAATGTACCTACGTATTTTAAAATAGATAATGAAATAGTAAAAGCTATATCTTTATCTGAAGATTCAAGTCAAATTACTGTTAAAAGAGGTCAGTTTGGAACTAAAAAAACAAGTCACGCATCTGGAACAGAATTAATTTATGTTAATGTACCAAAAGTCTTAACACATATTAATCGACCAATGCTAGAAGATTCAGGGGCTAATGTTAATATTAATAGGTGGGTAGAAGATATCCAAGCTCCAGAAAAACCAAACCCAGGAGCATTAACGCTTATTCCAGACGGAAAATTATTATACAATAATGGTACAAATTTAATTACAGGAGCTGAAGCATTACTTCCTTCTGGTCCAGAAACAGTTCATTTAGGATTATTTGAAGCAGCAGATGGTGATGATATATTTGATTTTAATGACAGCGTAGCTCCTAGTGCAGAAACAAGTGCTGGTGAAGCAATGGTTGTAATTACAACAAACACAGCAGATATTGCTGGGGCTGGATTTGCACTTGGGAAATCAGTAATTATTACGGGATGCACTGGTGATGGGGCAGTATTAAATGGAGTGCATGAAATTGTAGGTTTAGGGACTGGAGGAGTTTTTAAGATTGCTTCTGAACTTCCTGTTAGTTTATCAACAAATGATTACGATGAAGCAGAAATACAATTAGAACAAGAAGTAGTAAGTGATGATTTGAAAAATCAATACATTTTAGGTATGTCTTATTTATATCAAGGTGGTGGTAATGAAATACAAGAATCTGATGTTACTACTGCACATTTATTAACTAAATATATTAGCGAGTCAGAATCAGTCTTTAGGACTATATCAAATTGGAAAGTTGCTGATGGCAATGGCTCTAATTTAATAGATACTGGCGATACACAAGATTTTAGCACATCTGTTCAGCACACTTGGCAATTAATTGACGGTATTGCAAAAACAACAAATGGTAATAATGATTGGTTGTACTATGTTGGCTCATCTACTTTAAATGTAAGCTCAACAACAGATTATTATGTTTCTATTACAGTAGACTCTATTACTTCAGGGCAATTAGATATATTTCTTACTCCAGATGCAAGTTTTACTACGACTTCAAAACTAACTATTACTGATGCGAATGGAGCTGGAACATATGTAAAAAAACTTTCAACGCAAACAGATGGTAACGCAGCTAATATAGTTGGTATACGAGCATCTGATACTGTTACTGCTACAATTTCTAATGTTCAAGTATGGTCTACAACGGGAACAGAAATGACAGCTACAAATGCTATAGATTTTAGAACATATTTGCATGCAATAAAAGGTCAATTTGGTTTTTTGTGTAATAATTCAAGAAGTGGTACTACTCAAAACAATAGTTGGAATGAAAGAATTGAAGGATTTAAAATTTACATGAAGCAAGTAGATATGATAGGTGGTGGACTTGCAGAAGACTTTTTACTATTATATGAAGTTGATTTAAAAGATGGAACGTATATTTGTCATGGGAAAGACGGGGATAAAGAAACTTTAAGACTAGGAGATATATCTAGTAATGAATGGTCTGAAACTTATGATAGTGGAGATTCTGCAACCGTTATAGACCAAAAATCTATAGTTACATCAAATTTAGCAGGGGATTCTATTAAAAGTATTCCATTGCTAAGTTATGAGTCAGAAAATGGATATCCTGCAGGAACTAATCTTGCAGCAATGTATAAAACATCTGCAACAATACAAAGAAAAGTTTATATAGGTAATCTTAAAATAGGTAATAGAACATACCCAGATAGAATGATGAGAGCTGATGCAGATAAGTTTGATACATTCCCAGATGATGGCACACATTTTATTGACGTAGCTACTGCAGATGGAGATAGTATTGTTAAGCTTGAATCATTTGGAGATAAATTAATTCAGTATAAAGAAAAAACATCATTTTTAATTAAAGTTACAAGTGAAGGTGAAGAGCTATTAGAAACATGGCAAGGAGCAGGAGTGTTATCTCCAAGTCAAGTTGTCAAGACAAATAAAGGTGTAGTGTGGGCAAATAGCAATGGACTGTATTTATATGACGGAGAAAAATTAAGTCAAGTATCAGAAGATAGATTTAAATCTGAAGAATGGTCTATTAATGAAAACAAAGAAACACCTGTTATACTTGGCTATCATGAAAACTCTAACAAGGTTATTATTCAGACATTAAATAATACAGCTACAAACAGCGGTGGTTTTATTTATGATTTATCTACAGGTGCAATTATACAATGTCAAAAATTATTTAAATGGTATATAAGTCAAAGTGTAGATGATTTAGATGTAGATACTGTAACAGGAAATCCTAAAGTATCACCGCCATTAATTGTAACAGATGGGGAAGGGCCATTAGCTTAATGTCAGAAAGTAAAATATATAGAACAAACATGGTAAGCACTAAAGATAAAAAACTTGTTGTTGCACATAACAATGATTTAATGCCTACAAGTGCTAATTTTAATCAATGGAACGATTCTGCTCAAAACTTATATCAATGGAATGGTGCAGCAAATAGCTTTAACATACAAACAAAAGACATTGATTTTGGCAATCCTAGTCGAAGAAAAAAGATTTACAAAGTATATGTAACATTTAAAGCAGGTGGATATACGTCAGGTGTTATTGCTAAATATGCAACCAATGGCTCTAACACATTTACAGAAGGATTTGATAATACGCTTATTAAAGGTCAGACTGATTCAAGTTTTACTTTGTATAGCAATACTAAAGGGTTTGATTCTTTCTCTGGAAGTCAAGCTAATTCTACTAATGATTGGATAACAGTCGCTTTAAAGCCTACTAATTCTATTAACAATGTGTATTCGTTTCAATTAAAATTTGAGTTTGCAAATGCTGGAAGGCATAGTCGTTCTTTATTGTCTGCTAAAACAGCCTCAGATACTACTATTCAATTAGATGCAGGTGCCAGTGAAACAGCTGACACATATAATGGTCAACCTATTTACATATTTGCAGGACCAGGATTTGGGCTTCAAAGGCGAGTGTATGACTATTCTGCTGGAACAGAAATATGTTCTGTAGACGATGTTTCTGATGGTAATTTAACAGACTCTGATACTAATGGAGTAGCCTTGTCAACTAATTCATATTATGATGTAGGGTTTATTCCAAAAGAATTTGCAATAAATGATATAACAATTATATATAGAGAGAAAAATATCCGATAATGGCCATTAAAAGCTCAAGAGGTGTAACGTCTGGCAAAGGAACTCCTCAGCGTCTAGAGGGGCAGAATGGCGATATAACAATAAGAACAACGCCTTTTGGTAAAAAACTTTTTGTTAAAGACGCTAATAAATGGCATTCTGTTAACTTAGATGTTAATACATCAGACTTAAATACTAAGATAAATGCATTATTAAAAGATGTACGTTCATTAAAAAATTCTACACGAAATAGACCTGTTCTTGATTCAGCTACTTTAAGAAAACCTGGAAGTGCAAATGTACTATTAAAAAATGACAGTGCAAATTTTGAAATGGTATTTGATGATAATAATAAAAAAATAATAGGTAGCTCAAGTAGTAAGGTCGTAAGAGATGTAACTGATGGGAATCCTTCATGGCAAATAGGCTCATCTGATACAGAAAATTTTAAAATACAAACTACATATAAAACTAGTGCAAAAGGGTTTAATAAAGTTTCTATTGGAACTAATACTGCTAGCAGTTTCATAAATGAAGGACAAATATCTTTAAATGTAGATGGTGAAGATAAATTAATTTTAAATGATTCAGCTCATGAAATTTTAGTAGATGGAGTAACTGCTTCTGATGTAGATGCAAATAGCCAGCCAGTAGGAATACATATTAAAAATAAAGCTAAACATACATCTAATACAAACACAAGAAGTTCAATACGTTTTTCGCAAGAAATGGAAGGTGTAATAAGCGAAACTTTTGATGAAGTTGCATCGATTGTTGCTGGCTCTGAAGGAACATATAATACTATACCTTCAACTGCAAATGGATATTTGTCATTACAAACTGCATTAAATGGAACATTAACTGAAAGATTAAAAATAGCTTCTAATGGAGATGTTACTATAAATAATATATCAAGCGGTGATGGTTCTGGAGAAAATTTTTTAGTAGAAGATAGTGGCGTTATTAAAAAGCGTTCAGCTGCTGAAGCATTATCTGACATAGGTGCACTTACAAATTTTACAGTTGCAGCAACAACAAATACTAATCCTTCTACAATAACTCAAGGCGAAACTTTGACTATTGCGGCAAGTACAGGTATTACTACAACAGCTACTTCTGATGGTACAATTACTATTGGAAATACAATGTTAAGTGCTCTTATTAATTATGTTAATAGAAGTCAGGATGGGCAGACAATAACTGGAACTAAAATTTTTCAAAAAAATCATACTGCAACTTCTGACGATGATGTATATACAGCAAAATCTGAAATTAATCACAGTGGAAATGCTGGAATAGGTGCTGATATAAATAATATTGGATTTGATGTAGATGTTAATTATACTGGAACAAGTAGTATTAATTCAAATGTAGATAATATTGTATTAAATTTTGCAGTAGATTCTGTTCCTAGTGGAAGCGACCCTCATCCAGTTGCAACAGTTGATAATTTTGGAATTAAAGGTGTTTTAACAGGACATGATGATGCTCAATTTGCAGGAGCGGGAAATTGGTTAAACAACAGTCAAACAGGCATTGATTTAACAATTACAGGTGCACATGTAAGTAAACAAACAGGTATTCTTTTAAATACACAAGATGGTTCTACAGATTTAAAAATAGTAAGTTCTGCTGATACTGGTGATTATTTTACTATAGCAACTACTACACATGGAGCTACAACTATAGCTACAGAAGATGATGATGCAACAGCAGCTCATTTATTATTAGATGCAGATGGAGATATAACTCTAGATGCAGCATCTGGTAATATTTATGTTAAAGACAATGGAGGTAATTATACTCCAGGCTCAGATTATGAAATAGCAACAAAAAAATATGTAGATGATAATGCAGGTGGTGGAGCATCTTCTTTAAATGACTTGTCAGATGTTTCAGTTAGTGGTAGTAATATAAGTTTGACTGGAGCGGACGAACTAACATTTGGCGTACAAGGAGTAACTGTCACAGCAGGAAACTCTATAGTATTAGATTCAAGTAATGATATAGAAATAAATGCAGATGGTGGAAATATAACATTAAAAGATGGAAGCACAGAATTAGCAAGGGTTAAGACAGGTGGAATTAAGTTTCCAGATGCAAATGGTATATTATTTGGAACAGAAGAAACAGATAAATTTTATGGAGATGGAGCTGATTTAATTATCGCTAAAGATGATACAGATGTTTGGAGTTTTCTTGACAATCAAACAAAAACAGAAATACCTTTAAAGATAAGAGAATCTGCATCTGCTGTAGCTGATACAGCCGCATACGGTCAATTATGGGTTAAAAATGATACACCTAATAATTTATATTTTACAAACGATGCAGGTAACGATGTACAAATAACTAATGGTTCTTCTTTAGCAAGTGGTGGTGGTAGTGGTGGTTTAAACCCTATAATAAGTGCAATGGTTTTTGGTTAAGGAGATAAAATGGCAAACCCTAATTTAGTAAGCGTAACATCAATATATGGAGAATCAGTTGGATTTAACCTGTCATCAACTCTAACTACTACATTATTAACAGTATCAGCTAATAAATTATTAAAAATTAATAGAATAGTATGTGCTAATGTAGATGGTAGTTCTGCAGCTGATTTAAACTTATATATAACTAAAGCTAACTTTACTTCAGCAGGCGTATCAAATTTTGATACATCAGGTGATTTTTATATAGCAAAAACAATATCAGTACCTCCAGATTCTACATTAATAATTTTAGATACTCCTATATATTTAATGGAGTCAGATGTATTAAAAGGTGGAGCTAGTGCTGCAAGTGATTTAGATTTATTTATATCTTATGAAGTATTGGATGATGCATAGTGAGTAAATGGAATGGAAATATTATCAGTAAAGATGCTAGATACAGAACTCAAACAAATTCTCAGGCTAGAGGAATATATTCTTTGGATGAACAATTACAGCATAGAAGTGCAAACAATTGGACGGGTCCTATAAATATTGGAGCAGATACAGGATATCATTTTGCAGATTTAACATTAATAACTGATAGTACATCAAATGATGATGATACTAATTTTAGCGTTGCTACTGTTCCTATGCCAAATGGAGCTTATCAAGGAAGATTATATTTAGCTCATCAAATTACTTCAGGAACTCCAACATATCAAAACGATTTTTGTATTGGAAGCGTTCAGATTCCACATAATAATGGAGCTGACTTAAATACAACTACTGACACATCAACTAATGTAAACTGGAATATGCATAACACTACTTACGGAGCACATTCATGGCAAAGAGCTAGTTCTGCTAATATAAACGGAAGCAATAACACTGTATCTTCTACGTCAGGATATAGTTGGTCTAATATTAATAGTACTGTATCGCCATCAAGTACAATTAATAAAAGATGGGCTTATTTTCATTCAACAGGAAGTACTTTTACAGGAGCAGCAAATGGAATTAATTATTCTAATAATATATTTAGCACTCTTGGAGATTTGTCACCTTCTGGAAATTCACCTAATCGATTGCCTCAAGTAGATAATGCTACTACTACTTATTATATATATTCAGAATCTTCAGGGACTTCTCAAGGTCATATAATATGGTGCAGGAGTCCAGAAGTTACACTTACAGGTTCTAATCATATAGTAGTAATTGCATATCTTTTTGCTCACGGAGGAAACTCAGTTAATACTGTATCTGAACCTTTGCTTAGAGTTTTTTGGGATGAATCATGATAAAGTTATCTGACGTAACAAAAAATACATCTGTATTAAATAGTGGTTTACATCAAACAGATATTGATTTTAGTAATTTTAGTCCATTAGAAGAAAATGATTTTTTTGAAATAGATATTAATGATGTAGTTGCAAGATATTTTTTACCTAATAATATGACTTCAGATGTATTTGTAGAATGGCTAGCAACAAATTTAAATATTAATGCAGATTTTTATTATATAGCTACTGCTAGTAGTAATAATAATGTTTTAAGTATTACAAGTAAAACTATTGACGAATTAAATATTAATTATGATTTTAACAGGTAAATTTTAAACTATGAATAAACAAAAAAATTACATAAATTACAAGTTAGATTACGAAGGGAAATATTATGGCTAGACTCGAAGGATTTTCAACAGAAAGAGCAGCTCAAGATTATGGGTTTAGCAGGCAAGCTGCTGCTAATAGATTTAGAGAACAAGAAGTTGAAGCGGCTAATCAAGTATTAGAAGAACAATTACAAAAAATACAAGACGAAGCGTCTAAAAAACCTAAGAAAAAAGGTGGGTTCTTAGAAAATCTTGTCAAGACCGTTGCTTTTAGTGCTTTAGGTCCTCTAGGAGCTGGGTTACAGTTAATTGATGCAATTGCTAGTGGTGCAAAAACAGACAAAGAATACAAAGAATCTATTGCCGATATAAAAAAACTGGCTGAATTAAATCCAGAACTAATGAAAAGGTTTGAAGGAACTCCTTTAGAGTCAATACTTGCCAATACTATAGGTCAAGGAGCAGCACAGGGAGCGCAATATTTACAAGGCGCAAGGGGAGCTGCTAAAACAGGAGCATTGCTTGATGTAGCTTTAAGCGCATTAGGTTTAGGTCAATCATTTGCAGCAACAAAAGGAGCAAAAGCAATAGCTAATACACAAGTTCCATTTGTTACTGATGTAAAGCCTCCAATGATATTAAAATCATCTGGAAATAAATCTAATTTTTTAAGCAATTTAGGAGCAACTGTCGGTGATATTGGAGAAGGAGCTTTACAAGCATTTGGCGGTCAAAAGGGCGGTCAAGTGTTAGCAGATACTGCTAAGTTAGCTACTAAGCCTATCAACACAGAAATACAGTCTCCTCAATTTTTACAACCATTAGTAGGACAAACAATGAATTTTAATCCATATTCATTATTAAGAACAGGTAAATCACCTTTAATTGATTATTTAATAGGTCAACCAGGAGATATTAGTTTTAGCGAAATAGATGCGCCACGAAGGAGAATTAGATAACCATGTCAAGTTTTTTAGATAAATTATTGAGTCCAAGTGTTAGAAGAGATATAGCTGCAATGGGAGTTGGGCGTAGCGAAGAATCTGATATTCCGACATTTGTATATGGATTTAACCCTAATCAAAATGAACAACAAAGTTATGAAATCTTTAGTCAACAAGTTCAAGAAGTATTATCAGGATTTAATTTAGTTCCTTGGAATGAACTTAGCGATGATGTTAAAAATTTATATACTGAATGGAGTGGGACAGGAGAGCAAATACCTGGTAATCTTCTAGAAGCCATAGCACCTACAACAAATCCAGACCTATTAGGTCAAATTGGAGGAATAGGTGATTATTTAAATCAAGGAGCAGCAGAAACATCTCAAGAATTATCTGAAAGTTCATCTTCAATATCTTCTCCAACATCATTTGGCGGGATTGGTTTTAATCCATTAAGTAGAGAGTCTATATTAGAAAACTTACCAAATGTAGGAGAAAAATATAGAAAAGACTTATACGAAGGCAATACTCAAAATTTATTAGAATCAGTTAAACCTTTAACGATGGAGCAAATAAGAAAAACAACTACAGGTTTTTATAATCCATATATTGAAAAAGAGAAGAAGCCTTTAGTAGATAGATTGATTGATAAGCGTAAGACTGCTAAGGCACTCGGTGGAGATTTTGCAGGTTATGGACAAAGAGAGCAGTATCAAGATATTGCTGAAGGTTCATTTATGAGTGGAGTAGAAAATATATATAGTGATGTAGATGTAGCAAGAGCGAGTGCGCTTGATGATTTATATGGCACAATTGCAAGTTGGCAGGATGTAGGAGAAATATCTTAATGGCAGTAAAAAGATTACCATCAGGTGTTAATGTAAACATGGGGTTTGACGAAGAGTCTCCTATTAATAAGTTAAATAATTTAATTACTACTGTTGGAGCTATATCTTCTGGTGTTCAGCAAATACAAGAAAAGAGAGAAGTTTCTGACATTAATGCGATGAAAGTATTGTACGAAACTATTGATAATTATACCACTCCAGCAGATTTAGATAGACTGCAAAGAATGAAAGATAATATATCTTCTAATAAAGTATACAATAATCAAGCAGGTAATATATTAAATGAAACACTTGATTTTGCTATTTCTAAAAAACGTAGTAATTATACAGATGTAAGAAGCCAAGCAAGTCAACTAGCAACTGAGCTTATGAGCTCTAATAATGTTTTAGGGACACCGTTATATGAACTAACTGAGGCAGATTTAGTTCGCTCTTTTACTGATAATATTGCTAAAGAAAAGAAAGAAGGTGGATATCTTGCTCGTGTTGCTGAAAGAAGAATGCAAGCTGCAGGGTTTAATTCATTGATTGAAAATTTTGTAGGTAAAGATGGTTATGGAAGAATGAAGACAATACCTTCAATGAAAATCCCTTACACAAGAGATGATGGGAGTACAGGAGAAATGTCTTTAGCAGAGGTAATCAAAAGACAAGCTAGGCATGATGAAGTTTTACAAGGTATAATTTCAGCTGCATCCATTGACGGAGCTATACCTCCAGAGCAAGCTTCAGTAATCGTATCATTAACTGGAGAAGAAGGTTTTGATATTGATGCTTTTATAAAGACTGGAGACAATCAGAGAAAAATGTTTAAAGAACAATTAGAATACTATAGAGGCTCAAATAAAAATATTATTAATAAGTTAAGTTCAATACTTAGAACTTACAAAGAAGGTGAACTTAATGACGTAGATTATGAAAATTTTGTTAAGGATTTGCCTAATGATGAATTATTTCCATCTGTAAATCCAGTTGCTTTAACTGGAGACCCAGAAAAAGATGGTGAAGAATTTATAAAACAACTTCAATTAGGAAATATAGATAAAGGTTTATTTACAGCGACGTTAAGCAAGATGATGGAAGAAAATGATGCAGGCATTAAGAGGGCTATACGAGGACTAGAAGCTTGGGATGTAAAGAGTATCTATGGTAATATAGAATCAACTGATGAAGATAAAACCCTAAAGCCATCAACACAAGATATGACTTCTAAAGTTGACGAGATGAAAGATACTATGAAGACCACAATTGATTCTTTTAGAAAAGATTTGGCTGATGATGCAGGAAGCATTGATATTTCTGACTTAGATGTAGGTGGCTTTGCAGTTAACACCGAAGAATCTACAGAAATCAAAGAATCAAAAGTCGACAAGCAAAAAGATGTTACAGAAAATAAGTTTGATAGTTTCTTGTCTGGCTTAAATCTTGATTCTAATCAATTGTCAAAAAACGAAAGAGATTATATTATTAGTAAGTCTTCTAGTGGTTTTACTACAAATCAATTACTAAGTCTTGTAAAAAGATATAAAACTGAAAAAAATCCTAGTAAGCGTGCAGTAATACAAGAATATATTGAACAATATATTAAATAAAATATATAATGACAGTAAATAATCAAGACGATTTAATACAATATTTTAGAAATAAACGACCACAATTTACTCAAGACATGAGTGATTTAGACGTTTATACTTATGGGAAAAATTTACTTTTTGAATCTCAAGGTGTAGAAATCCCTGATTACGAACCCCCTGCAAACAAAATAGAACCTGAGCAAAATGCTCCAATGTTAAGCAATCGGTATCAAGATGTTGATGTTTCTCCAGATGCGTCAAAAGGATTTTTAGAGTCTGTATATCAAATAGGTTTAACTGGAGCGTCTGAGATGTTCACAGATTCAGGTATTCCTATGTTAGGAATTTCTCCAGAATTTTTTAGAAAGTCTTATAATCAATCTTTAGTTGGCCTTGCATATCAAGCAACGTATGGTAAGCCAAAATATGATATAGGTGATTATGACCCAGGATGGGGAGCAGAAGTAGGTAGTTTTATTACAGGCATGGCCTCTCCTATGGAAATTGCTTTATATCTTTCAGGGGCAGGATTAGGAGCAAAGGCAGCACAAGCATCTACAGCCGTAGCGAAAGCAACAGGAGTTAAATCTTTAGTTAAAACTGCAGCCCCTAAAAACAAATTATTAGCCAAGCAATTAGTAGAATCTGGGATACAAGATGGTACTGCGTTTGGAATGATATCTTCTGCTTATGCAGCTACAGCCTCTGCGGCAAATCAAAAATCTGAAAAGGGCAGTATTGATGTGTCTCAAGTAATGTCAGATGCTGGAGATGGATTCTTAGAGTCATTTCTTATAGGTTTCCCTGCGGGTGTTGTAGGTAGAGGGTTACTAGGGTCTAAGTATGCAATGAAAGTAAATGCTGCAAAAGAGGGTGGAGAAACTTTATCTGCATCACAGAAAGCATTATATGGGCTACCTGGACAAGCATCTGTAGAGACCGTAGCGTTCGCTACACTACCTTCATTCTACAAAGAGATTGGATTAAATAATTTTAAAGACTATCCTATGATAGGTTCTGATGAGTGGTTTACAAATGTAGCTGCTGATGGTTCGATGGTTGCATCGTTGTTTGCTGGTAGTAAAATTTTATCTAAATATAATATGTCAAAAGTTGCTGCTAAAATAGAAGACATAAATATAGAAGAAGGGCAAATGAATAATGACATGCTCGTAAGAGTTCGTCAAAATTTAAAGAACCCTGAGCTATCAAGAGAAGTTATTGAAGAGTTAAATTTACAAGACGTAAATCTTTTTGATGATATTAAAAGTTTAAAAGATTTTAAAGAACGGTCAGCAAAGTTAGAGAAGATTGCAAATAAATATACTGATGAGCAAATACAAGCCAATAAAGTATCTAAGGAAGATGCAAGATGGATGGCAGAAGATGGAGCTAGAACGCTTAATGAGACTAGAATTATACTTGATAGTGTAGCTAAAGATAATGTTAAATTAAAATCTGCTTTTGAATCAATAGTAGATAAGCCTTTAACTGACACTCAGTTTTCTGCAATGCAAAATGATTTAAATGCAAGTATAAGTCAAATAGTAGATGTGTTTGATGATGTTAATTATCAGTTAACAGGCATACCAAAAACTGATGTTCAGCAACAATCTTTATTTCAACAAACCACTAAGGGTGATATAGAGCCTGTAAAGCCTGTTTCTGAGAAGAAAATAAAACTTATAGAGGATACACAGGCTAAATACAAATCGTTTGTAAAACAGCCTAAAAAGAAAGTAAGTGCTTTGCAGTCAAGGCAGATAACAGAGTTTGTCGCGACTCGAGCTGGTATAAAAAATCCTGCTAAATTTAAATTAAATGACCCTAACACAACACAGGCTGACATTAATAGATTTTCTAAACAACTTGATATAGATTCTTCTAAAAACTTAATGAAGCTATCTAATAAAGCAAATGAATTAAGAACAATGGCAAGGGTTGACAAACTAAAAGATACTGTGCTTAGTAAAACGCAAAGCAAAAAAGTATTAACAGCATTAGGTGTTCCTAATGGAGATATTGTACGTGCTAATAGCAGACAGCTTGCTGAGTTTGAATATACTATTAAAGAGCCTGCAAAAGATATTCCTGTCGACAATGAACAATATTTATATGATGCAAAAGTAGAGAGTGACGCATCAAAGTTTAAAAAGATAAAAAAGCTTGAAGGTATAATGGGTAGTGTAGCTAAATCTTTTATACCAGTATGGGAAGTCGTTGAAATGCTTGGGGAAAAAGAATTAAGTAAAAAACTACTAACAAGAGCAAGCATTGAATCCAATCATTATGCAAAGTTTCTTGCATTTCAAGATAAATTTAATTCATTATATAAAGTCAATAAAATTGAACTTAATAATGTTAAAAATTCTTTATATCTAATGGATATTGAACGACACTTAGAGCGATTAAATAAAAATATATTAAAACCATATGAGCGCAAGTTTATTAAAAATACTTTTGAAAGTGATTATGTTATTGTTGAAAAAGATAAATTTAAATTCAACAATAAAAAATACAAACGTGTTATAGATGCTGTTAAAAAAGACAAAGATGGCAAACCTGCTACAAGAGAGGCAGAAGTAGCATTAATGTGGGATGACTACAGACAATATAATAAAGATGCAACTAATGTAATGATTAAAGCAGCGTTTAAATCCGAATCGGAATACAAAGAATTTTTAAAAAATCACCCCATCAATTGGATAGAAGACAATGTATATCTTACTCGTACTACAACAAAAGAATTTAGAGAGCTATTTGATGAGTCAAATGGCGGGAAGTATTATCATAAACTTGTAGAAGAGCCTAAGAATAAATTAGCGAAAAGGCTTGCACAAGAAAAATACAAAAAGAAAGATGTAACAAAAGAACAGATAGCGGAGTTTGATGAGATTGCTAGAATGGAAGTAGAAGCTTCTCTTAATGATATGTTTAAATTCTCAAGAGCAAAAGCAACGTCTAGTGCATTAAAAACAAGACACATTAAATTACCAGAAGTTATAGAAATTAATGGTGAGAATGTTAAGGTATATGAAACTAATTTTGATAGATATATACAGCCATACGCTGCAGGGATGTCAAAGTTTTTGGCTAATGGTGAAATATTTCCAGATATGGTTAAGTTAAAAGATACAAACATTAAAGGCAGGCAAACAGAAGCTCTAATAGCCTCGTTAAAATTAAAAAATAAACAATGGGGTAATTGGTTAGAAGTTCAAGTAGATAAAGAGCTTGGTATCAATAAAAGATTGTATGGAGATAATGGTGTTTTTGTTACAGGAGCAAATAGTTTAGCAGGAATTTATTCT